GTGGAGGAGATGCACTGCGAGATGCATCTCCCCTGTCACGGCCTAACGGGAGCCTTGGAAGGCAACCGGAAGATCGCAACGACCCGATTGATAATCGGGCGGGAGGAGATACTCATCTCCTCTGCTGAGGTCACCAGCCTCAGCACTCCAGTGACACGTCTAAGCCACTGGAGCCCACGCGAGCTTTAAGCCGACGGCTCGCGGTCGTCCACTGCGCATTAAGTGATTTCTCTGCTGTTCCGGAATTTCCGGATGCATAAGACACTTAGTGAGAGCTGGTATATCGCTGAGAGGTGAGTGTGGAAGTCTCACATCAAGACAATACCCATTTACCTCAGGACGATGCAAGGTCTCAGACATCCGGTGAATCTCCGGTGGCTGAGGCCCAACACGCCCCAAAAGAGGCGAGTTACTCGACACATATGGGAAACGTCCGCCCAAAAGGCGAAGAATCTCAGTGTCAAGCATCTCCACTGTATCCAACCACCCAACCTCGCAAAGTTGGTTGCGGAAAGATACAAGTGATACCAGTTCCCTAACGCAGCGCCGTGAGATTGGAAATACTTCTCGAGATCTGACTATTGACACGTCAGATCCGTTGAAGTATTCCTTTCCGCAAGACTCTCTGAACGGTCCAGTCCAGAAAGACTTGCGCCGATTGACTAGAAACCCAAAAGTTTCTAGCATTTCGGTCACAGCTACGGCCTTGTTCGCGGGGACAATAATATCGTCTCCGTAAACACGCACCGAGCCGACTAGTCGTTTAATCAACGACATCGTCGGAGACGTTGACAGGCCAAGACATCCCAGGATGGCAACAGCAGTAAATACCATCGCTTCCACTGGGAATGTCAAGGCCGAGCCCATAGACGCAAACTTCTGAAGAGGGATTACCTCTCCAGAAGGTAACTGACATCGCGTTGATCGGCATGCTTGGATTCCTTCCAAGAAATTTGGATAGTCTCCAAACAGCTCTTCAACAAGCCAGTTGGCAACGCGATCACTAGCTTCACTCAAATCGAGCGTAGCTAATGATCCATCCAAACTGCCTACCCGAGCCATCACCTGATTAGGTGTTTGGTCCGTGAAGGCAGTAAAGGACCGTGAGATAGAGTCTAACTCTATCTCACGCACGAGAGGTTGTAGAATTGCCTGCTGTATATATTGCATTACAGTAGGTTCTTCTGCAATCAATCGTGGTGTTGTCTGCGTTTTCGGAACAGCTACCAATCTAGTCGGTATCTCTTCCGCCGGGCTCAGCCACGTGACATCGGGG